TGACTTTACACTGTAGTATCGGTAATTTTTACAAGTCAAGCCGTCGATCTCAACGCCGCCGCGCAAGACCATTGGGAACTAGGCAAAAACCTAGTTCCCTTTGTTTTTTAGCAAGTACCCCAAAAGGCACAAGATTATTTCAGCTAATAAAGTTGTGGCGATAAGACAAAAAAGCCAAACCAAAAACAAAATCAATGGCGTTACATCCATTATTTTTTTAGCTTGTTAAGCTTGTTCAGTCCTGCCTTAAGAATATTGTCTAGCGTGGTCTGTCTTTCTTCATTGGACATGAGAAGTAAAACATAACCAATGCATGAGATTGCCTCAAGCATATCACCAGACTTCACCTGTGATTTTTTCCCCTCTAAGCGGCATGCTGCTCCAGCTAGTTGTCTAGTGTTCACTTGTAGCTCCAGACGAATTAGCCGCTGCAATTTGCTCAATTAAAGCAATTTCATCACGCACAAGCTTGTTAAATTCCAAGCCAGCACGATTAAGCTCATTCGCAAGCAAAACATATCGCTCGGCTGTACGGCTATCTGTGTCCATTGTTGCACGCGCCTGTGTCGTGTATTCGGTCACACGCGTTGTTAGATAATTGTGAAAATTATCAAATAATTTTTGACTTATTGGTACCATTATTCCCCCTTGGTTATTGGCTAATTATGATGACTAACTATTGGTTGTCAATTGATAATGGTTCGGGGCCCCGCACCAAGACCTCAAAATTCCTTAAGCTTGTAGAATACTCGCTCATCTCTTTGTTCAATTCGTCCTGTGTGGTAAAAACCTTGGCCTCTGATTCGTGGCTCGTTATCTGTGTCACAATTCCACAAATCATTCCAGTGTAATACATTGGGCTCGTCATAATTGATCTGTCTACTAAGATATATCTTTCCATTTCGCATTTCCTTTCTTGCTATAAAATATTCTAGGGCCCGTAAATATCCGGGCTCATGGATTGCCGCTGCTATAACTAACGCTAACATTATGCTGCCTTTGAACTAAATTGCTGTTTAAAAACTTCGTTAAATGCTCGTGTAACATTCTGGCCTCATGCACGTCTACCTGAAAACTAAAACGACGGTGAACTATGCCAATATCAAACTGTGCAAATGCTATTGGTTCGGGGCCCGGTGACCTGCCCATAACTTCTGGCACAAACAAGAATGACACAAGATTCTTTTTCCTTCGGTTAGTGACACCCATCACTTCACTGTAAACATTCATAAAAACTCCCTGTAAAAATTTCAAAACGCATCGCGGCCTCTATATATACAAATCGCGTGTAAAAATTACAACGCGGCGTATAAAATACCGGGCTAATTAAAGCCCGGCAAGTGTTTCAGTGTTTTTGTGCAATATGGTGCCATTGTGTTGCGGTCAATTGTGGCATGTCTCCAGCAATTCGCTCAAGACGGTCAGCCTCATCGACATCGACCAATTCGGTCTTGGCTACCGCTGTGAAACTGTTCATCAGTCCCCACATGGTTAGACCAGCGCCTTGATTTCCGTCACCAAGGTTATTGGTCACGGCTTCCTTAACACGCTCATCGGTCACACCATAGAACTTCGATGCCTTCTCCACAACGTCTGCAAGATTGTAATTGGTAATAGCCTTTGTGGTAGTCTCACGTAACTTGGCAATTTCAGCCTCAAAAGTGTCCGAGCGCAAGCTAACAAGAAGTGTGTCTTTTGCTTTCCCCAAGATAGCTTGTTTTTCATGATACACAGTCTCACTCGTAAACAAGTCACGAAAGTCTTCTCCCTCATTCTTGCTACCAGCTAAATGCCTACGCTTAAAATGACTCTCAGTCTTAAGACCATTTAGGCACACCAAACGATACAAATATGGGCTAATGCTAATGCTACCAGCACCAACATCTGAAGTTGAGATGGTAACACCATAGTTAATTACATCTCCAGCCTTAACTTCTCCCTGTATTTGCTCAGTCACAGCATTGACATACAGCCGTTTCTCAGTGATCTGACAATCAGTCACCACAAAACCCCATTGGTCTAAAATAGGCTTAAGGATATTCATTAGCTCATAACCATCAAGAGTCAAAAAGCTAGGTGATACCAATGCCTGCAATGTTCCATCAAGAGTGCGAAACATTCTGGCCTCACGCTTACCAAGCGTCTCACGCCGTTTCTGCAAGAATGAGTGATTGACCATCAAGGACAATAGCTCTGGGTTCTGGGCCCCTATACGATCATAATACTGCTTTGGTATCTGTGCATAACTGGCTAACTGACCACCACTCCAACTATTAGCCTGAAACTGCATAATGGGGCTAGTATCTGTCTGCCGATAGGCTATAAGCCCTTCGGTAGTCATTCCCATGTTCTCTAGTGGAATGATCTGATCTACCCGATTATCGTGTATATACTGCAAACGACTAGCTATAGAATCATAGCTCTGTGTTTTACGTAACGTTATTGTTTCCATACGTACTCCCTTAATCCGCTTGTGCGGGTTATCACCACAGGCTTAATTGCCAATGGCTTATTTTTATCACAATAATAAACATTGGCCGCTGGCCCCGATACCATCATCCGCAAATTTGCATAGTCATACGCAATTATTCTCGGGTTAATCGTCGCAGCCGTAACTGCAACCAAAATACATCCAGGCATACACTCTCCTTCACTGCTAATGCAGTATTATGGCTAACACAATTGTTAGCTGTTTGTTAGTTATTAGTATTCACCACATGCACTGACCGGCAAGGGCAATAAATCACACTTCTCATGGCACTGTCTGACTTCAGCATTATTGTAGAAATTGGCCCTGTCCTCAGACTCGGCATCACCAACAGTGTTCTCAAACTCCTGTCTAAGCCTGTCCACAATACCATTACAAACCTTACGACACGCAAGCATGTCACCATACTGCTTATCCTCAATAGACTTAGCCTCAATTATCTGGTCTAACTTGGCCTCTATTCGGGCTAACTGCGAACTGCTTGACTGTGGCATGGTTCGGGGCCCTTGAACCGTGCAGCCTATTGCACCAAACACAGCCGCCATAAACAAACACCAAAGTAGAAATAAAAATACATTTGCCAAGAATTCCTCAAGCTTAAGTAAATATCTCATAAATGCTCCTCAATGGGGTTATCGTTAACACACCATGAGTAACGCCTAGTTTTTATATGCTTAAATGCATCTGTACCATCTGGCTCAGTGTGCATATACATCCAGTTGTCTATCCCATTGTCAGGGTCCTTGTGGCAGTTAAAGAAATTGCGGGCTATCGCATTCCTAAAAGCCTCATTAGGGTCTCTAAACAAGATCTTTGGTTCGGGGCCCATATACTCTCCTTTTCGGCTAATGCCGTATTGCGGCGAAAATTATTTTTCACCGTGTTTTTTCGCGTTTTAACTCGCATTTTCGGGGCGCACAAGCGAAAAATGCGCACCGTGTAAAAATTCAATATCGCGCTCAAACTCATCCTGTCGGGAAGTGTTTTTTGAGCTATTTTGGCGCAAAAATGCGCACCGTGGCTTGTGTCTAAGCTGCGTTATGGCCTTCGGCATGACTTGCCGCATCCAGTGATAGACATGTCTGGAGCATTTCCAGACACTTCAACCTGTCGGCAAAAATCAATCTGTTTACGCTACTTTACGATAGTCCAGACAGCTCAGACACCTCTTTCTTCTCCTTTGAGATACTATTAAGGTATGGTAAAATAACGCAGTTGCACAACAAGCCTAAATGCCCTAATTCTATAAGTAGTTTAGGGGCATTTATCCTGTCTGGAAAAAACGGGGAATTTACACTCCCCGCTGCAATTATTTCTTGGTTTTTACGTTTACAAGACTCAGCTTGTCATTTAGCTCAACTTCGGTGCACCGATAGACCTTAACCGCTGGCTTATCAAGTTTTAGCTTGACAGCTTGCAGTTTAGTTAAACTAGGGCCCTGAGTCGAGAATTGCTGTTTAGCTGGTTCAGCGGCATGGGCGCTAGAAACTAGCGCCGCTATGATTAGGCTAATCATGTTATTCTCCCTTCTCTTTGAGCACAGAGTCGTTGGCTTGGATGAATTGCGCTAATTCACTCCCCACGGCCATTAGCCTAGCCCATTGGCTCTTGTAGAGTGTGACGGGGAATCGGCCTAGGCCGTATACGCTTACAGCGCCTTTAGCACTGACTTTGAAGCTCATGGCCTTAGGCTTGGGTGCCTGAGCCTTGAGGCGTGCGTTCTCGGCCATTAGAGCGTTAATCTGTGCCTGTAGCACTGACTGGCTGTTATTGATTATTGTGTTCATGTTATCTCCTGTGGGCTGCTGCCCGGTTATGAGCGCTTAATTGCGTTCGAGTTTCCATTGTGCGATTTGCATGCCAACTGCGACGATGCCATGGTACGCGAGACACGAGACTATATGTAAAACTTTCATACAGGTGACGCAAATTGTGTCACTTTTTCATGAATGACGGATTTGTTATACGCTGTCGCTGTGTACGCGTGTGCGTGGGCGTGTGTGCGCGGGTGCGCGTGTATGGGCGCGAGGTACCCCCCTTAGCCCCCATAGTTTCGGGACAGGCGGCGTGGGGGGATGGGACTGCCATACGGCTACAATTTTTCCAAACCCTTGACTCATTGCGTAATGAATAATAGAATAAATTACAATAGTTTTGGTTATGTTAGGAGCCCCGGTGCCAGAAACTCGCAAACATTATTTATATCTCAACGATGACGGACTTCCCGAAGCCGTTGATGTGGAGACGGGTGAAGTTATAGCGATGGAGATTCATTCTAAGGATCTGCATAAGTATCGTTCTATGGTGGTAGACGGTCGCAGGCGCTGGGTTCCGTTAGTCGATTTGGCAACATCCGTGCGGTTTTCTCCTCTTTTTGCAGATCAGTTTATCAATCACATTTTAGATGGTCACGGGGTCAGGCGCGTATGCGAGATGATGTCAATTGAATACAGAGAATATGTCAACATGAGGAAGGCTTATCCTGAGTTTGGGGAGATGGTAGATGAAGCGCGGAAGGACAGAGCGGAGTTGTTCTTTGAAAAAATCGAAGAAGTTGCAGAACAAACGGAAGCGGATGAAGAGGAAGTTGCGCTTGGAAGGCTCAAGCTCGACGCCTACAAGCATTTATCAGGAGTTGCAGACCCTGCAAAGTTTGGAACAAAGACGCAAGTTACTGGAAAATTGGCTGTCGGAGTTATTCAGATCGAAACCGGAATCAGACGAGTCGGCGATCCCGGATTCACGGAAGCGCGGCTTGCAGAAGAGATTGAGAAGAATCAAAAACAAATAGAAGAAGAGGATAAGCAGGTGGCGACGGTGATTCAGAATCCACATAAAAATCCAATGAAGGCGGAGTGATGCAGGCAATATCTACTGGCTATACGCCGAGACCGCACCAAGATTACATTCATCAGCGCCTAAAGCGTTTTAATGTTTTGGTATGTCATCGTCGTTTTGGTAAGACGGTGCTTTCTATTAATGAGATTTTGGATAAGGGGTTCCGGTGCCCGCGCCGCAATCCACAGTACGCGTACATTGCTCCGACGTATGGAGCCGCGAAGCGTATTGCTTGGGAGTATATGAAGGAAGCGGTGAGGAATATTCCTGGAGTAATTATCAATGAGTCGGATTTGAGGGTGGATATTCCATGTCAGATGGGCAAGATTCGGATTATGTTACTTGGTGCGGAGAATCCTGGGAACTTGAAGGGTATTTATTTAGATGGGGTGGTAATAGATGAGTATGCTGAATGTGATCCTAGAATTTGGAGTGAGGTTATTAGACCTGCTTTGTCGGATAGGCTTGGTTGGGCTATCTTTATTTTTACACCTAAGGGAGCGAATCACGCGCATGAACTGTACATGAATGCTAGGAAGGATGTGAGTGGTGACTGGTTCGTGGCCCTGTTCAAGGCTTCGGAGACCAAGATTGTGCCGGAGACGGAGTTGCAATCTGCAAAATCATTTATGTCTGACGAGGAGTATGAGCAGGAGTTTGAGTGTTCATTTAGTGCGGCTTTAGTGGGTGCGTATTATAAGCACGAGATGGCGGAGATGATTCAGCAAAAGCGTATTACTCGTGTGCCACATGACCCACATTGCAGTGTAATTACTGGTTGGGATTTGGGGATAGATGATAGTACAGCGATTTGGTTTGCGCAGGAGGTGGGTCGTGAACTTCACTTTATCGACTATTATGAAGTCAACAGCAGGGGTCTTGATTTTATTGTTAAGGAGATTAATAGTCGTAAGTACAATTTTTCTCATCATTTTTTTCCTCATGATACTATGGCAAGGGAGTTGAGCACGGGTAAGACGCGCTATGAGTCTTTGAAGGCTTTGGGGCTTAAGAATGTTGAGGTGGTGAAGAGGCTTTCAATAGAGGACGGTATACACGCTGTGCGTGGTGTTTTGCAGAAGTCGTGGATTGATAGTGAGCATTGTGGTTGGGGGATCGAAGTTCTTAAGTCTTATGAAAGACAGTTTGACCACAAGGATCTTGTGTATAAGGCTAGACCTAGGCATAATTGGGCTTCACATGGGGCTGACGCGATGAGAACATTTGCTGTAGGCTATAGGGGTGAGGCGCGTGATAGCGCTTTTAAATCATTTGAGGTAGCATCGGAATCTGATTACGATGTCTTGGGGTGGTAGATGAGTTTTAAGAAATGGGCGAATAAGACGTTTGGTAATGTCAAAAGAAATATTAGCAATGTTATTAAAGACCCGTTCGATATTGAAGGCCACGCAAAAGATAACTGGGACATGTGGGGCCAGGCAGTTGGTATCAATGATGTTACTGGACGACGTAAGAAAGAAAAAGATGCGTTACTTAGGGCGCAGGTTGAAGAGAATGCCCGCACAAAAGCTTCATTATTAAAAGTTGCCGAAGGTACAACACAAACAGAAATTGATAAGCAGACACGAGGAGAGATGTTTTCTCTTCTTAAAGATAATAAAGTTGGCGCGGCAGCCGATCTTTATAAGCGTGCCGCGAAGGGCACTGATAACATTTTTATTGCCCGTGTTCGTGATGAGAAAATGTATGAGCAGCAAGTGGATCAGCCAGGCGCTGCGCAGACGCGTATTGATGGATTTTCACAAGCAGCAATGCAATTAGTTGGCAGGAGATAGAGATGGAACTTAAGCCGCAAGATATTATTCACAGATATGAAAAGCTGAAAGCGGCTCGAGGTGTTCTTACAACGCATTGGCAGGAACTTGCCGATTACAATATTCCAAGGAAGAACAATTTTATAAGAATTGGTACGCCTGGGGAGAAAAAAGGTGTCGAACTCTACGATTCAACTTCTATGGTGTCTTGTGATATTCTTAGTTCTGCTCTTCACGGTATGCTTACGAATCCTAATTCCCTGTGGTTTATGCTAGGAGTGGACAATGAAGAGCTAAATCAAAACGAGTTTGTAGTTGAGTATTTGCAGGAGCTAACAAGAAGACTACATGGGATAATGAATAACTCGAATTTTCAGACGGAAGTTCATGAGTTTTATTTAGATCTTTGCGCTTTCGGCACAGCGGTAATGACTATTGAGGAAGACGAAAAGAACATTGTTAGGTTTTCTACTAAACATCTTAACGACATTTATATTAAAGAGAATTTCCTTGGGGCCGTGGATACTGTGTATCGTTGTTTCAAGTGGGATGCTCGTCAGATAGTTGAGGCATTTGGTAAAGAACTTGCGGATGCTCCGCTAGAAAAACTTGAGGCGAAGTTTGGCCGTAGAGTTGCTATGGCATATAAGAACAACACAACAGAAGAGTTTGAAATCGTTCACTGTGTTTACAACGATGATATGAGCCAATTGGCTTTGCCGTTTTATTCAACTTATGTTTTGGTGTGCGAAAAGATTGAACTTAAGAGCGGAAGATTCAAAAGACTTCCATATATTGTTTCAAGATGGACTAAAGTTTCTGGTGAAGTTTATGGAAGATCCCCTGCAATGAATGCGTTGCCGGAAGCTAAGACATTAAATGTTATGGCAAAGACGGTTATCAAGGGCGCGCAGAAGGTGGTAGATCCCCCAATGCAGATGCCCGATGATGGATTTGTTAGACCGCTAAGAACTGCCCCAGGCTCTGTAAACTATTATCGTGCAGGAACTCAAGACCTAGTTAAGCCGATTTTTAACGATACTCGTATTGATTTTGGTATTGAGATTATTCGTGAACGGCAGGCAAAAGTTCAACAGGCTTTTTATATTGATCGTTTGAACTTGCAGCAGAATGATCGGATGACGACGATTGAAGTTACTCAACGGGTGCAGGAGCAATTGCGGTTCATGGGCCCGATGCTAGGTCGGCAGCAGACAGAATTTTTGAAGCCAACAATTGATAGACTTTTAGATATTGCAGTGGAGCGTGATGGTGGTTCTGGTTTAGTTATTGGAACTCCGCCACCAGAAATACAAAATGTTGAGCTTGATGTTAGATACACAAGCCCTGTGGCAAGAGCACAGAGAACGAGTGAAGCAGAGTCTTTGCAGCAAGCTTTAGCGGCGTCAGCGCCCATGTTACAGCTTGATCCAAGTGCTGCTGATATTATTAATCCTGAGATGGTTGTTAAAGAGAATTGGTCTATCTATGGGGCGCCACAAAAGTTGCTTCGTAAGAAGGCTGAGATTGAGGCTATTAGAAGTGCTCGTCAGCAGGCGCAGCAAGCTGCTCTTAAGCAGCAACAACAAATGGCGCAATCTGAAATGGTTAACAACGTAGCTCCGGCATTACCTAAACAGTAGAAAGGAATAACATGCAAGAGAAGCGTAGGGCGGCTGGCTATAAGCAGTTGGCGCTTATATCGGATTACCAGCAGACATTTGGTACACCACACGGAAAGAATGTTATTAGGCACTTGATGAAGGTGCACGGTGTTCTTGACAAGTCTTTTGTAGAGGGAAAAGCTGACGCTACGGCGTTTAATGAGGGTGGCAGGAATGCTGTTCTTATGATTTTGAAGAAGTTGCGTATTGATATTAAAAAGTTAGAGCAAATATTATTAGAAGAAACTAAACTAGAGGAGGATAGTGATGCTAACTACTGAGGGTACTAATGGATCAGGAAACGCTACGAGTGGGACTGTGGATGCTGGTGGTAATGCTAATGCTGCCGCTGCTGCTACAGCTAATGGAGCCGCCGGAGGATTGAGTTGGGATACTATTGCCAAGACTCTACCGGATGAGCTTCGCAATGACCCAAGTCTTACGACAATTAAGAGTGTAGAATCTCTTGCGAAGTCGTTCGTCAACGCACAGAAAGCAATTGGAAACAAGGTATCTTTGCCAGATCCAAAGCATGCAACGCATGAGGATTACATACAATTATTTAGAAAGATGGGCGCTCCAGAGAAGGTTGAAGAGTATAAGTTCAAACTTCCTGATGGCGTGACAGAGGATAAACTTGACCCTGCGGTAATGACTAAGCTAAAAGAGGCCGCCACAAAAGCGGGCGTACTTCCTTGGCAATTTGAGAATATTTTTGGAGCATACTATGAAGCAATTGATACTAAAGCTAAAGCAAATGAAACAGCTAGTGAGCAACAACTTAAGCAAGATATTGATGGGCTTAAGAAAGAGTGGGGCACTGGATTCGATGCGCAGGTTAGAAAAGCAAACGTTGCTTTTCGTGAACTTGTACCCGATGAAGGGGATCGTGCTAGGCTTGTTAGTGATGGTATTGGCAATCATCCTGTTGTTATGAAGATGCTGCTTAAGGCGGCCAATTATATGAAAGAGGACGTTTTTCTAGGCCAAGGTTCTGGTGAGTTTTCTGGACACACACCAGAGTCAGCATTAGCTAGAGCTAGAGAGATTCAGGGAGACCAGAACCATCCATATAGGAATCCACAGCACCCGAATCATCAGGCAGCCAAGAAAGAGGTTGCAGACCTTTATAAGGTTGCATTTCCAGAATAGTTGACAATACATTTGCTGCCCCGTAACATCTTGTTGTGGGGCAGACTATTAGGCGTAGTTCCCAGTCATGGGTTCCGGTTTCCGGGTAGACCTCAGCCAAACAATAAACGAAACAATAATAACTTTAAGGAGGACATAAAATGTCTAGTCAAGTTACTACTGCGTTCGTGCAACAGTATCGTTCTGAGGTTTTCCACCTTTCTCAACAGAAAGGTTCACGCCTACAAGGTGCTGTTCGTAACGAATCGCAAAAATCAGAGTCACAATTTTTTGATCGTATTGGAGCGGCGACAGCAGTTTTGAAAGTTTCTCGCCACGCTGATACACCACAAATCGACAGCGCGCACTCACGTAGACGTGTTACGCTAGCGGATTATGAATGGGCAGATTTAATCGACAAAGAAGATCTTCGTCGTATGCTCCAAGATCCTGCTGGTGATTACGCTATGGCCGCTGCATGGGCAATGGGCCGCGCTAAGGATGATGTTATCATCGCCGCTGCGGATGGTTCAGCTTATGGTGGAGTCGCAGGAGCTACTACTGTGTCACACCCGAATTCTCAAAAGTACGCTTTCAACGCCTCAAGCGCTCACAGCAATGTGAACGTGGCTGGGTTACGTGCTATTAAGAAAATTCTGGATGGCAACGAAGTTGACGAGTCTATACCACGGTATGCTTGTATCAACGCTTCTGGTCTTTCTGCTTTATTGGGCCAAACAGAAGTAACATCTTCTGATTACAACTCAGTAAAAGCGTTAGTCCAAGGTGAGATGAACGCCTATATGGGATTCAACTGGATTCGCAGCCAACGCTTGTTAACACAAGATTCGGCTCTTTCCGCTTCGGCAACAACTGGTGCGGTTGGTTCTGGAACAAGCATCTCGGGTGAACGTAAAAATCTATTCTGGGCAAAAGATGGATTGTTACTTTCTACTTCGGCTGATATTGTTACTGAAATTGATCGTCGTTCGGACAAGTCATATTCAACTCAAGTATACGTCTCTATGGGTCTCGGTGCGACTCGTATGGAAGAAGAAAAAGTTGTTGTTGGCTTCAGTCTAGAGTCTTAATAGGAGGACACAATGGCTTTAACAAACGTATACGGTGTAAACTATTTAGCTTCCAGAGTTACTGTACCATCGAGCAAAATTGGTGGTGGTGAAAATGGTGGTGTTAAATATGTAATCCGAGAAAAGTTCACATTTGATGCAGATGGTGGTTCGAGCGAGACAGTAAAGCTGGCTCGTTTGCCTGCTGGTGCTATGGTTGTAGCTGCTCGTGTATTCGGCCCAGATTTGGGTGGTACAGGAACATTTGAACTTGGCAACTCTGCAAGTGTAGACGGAAGTGCTACAGATGCCCTTGACGTTGACTCATTCATTGATGCGGGCGATAGCTCAGGTCAAGCGTTTGATGTTAGCGATAAGGACTCTGCACAGCGCGGCCCTGCAATTGGTCTTGTTCGATTTAGCACACCTGTTGATGTAATTCTTACATTGACTGGCGCTACTTCGGGTGCGACATCTAAGAGCATTTATATGATCTTGGAGTATATACTAGCATAAAAACCCCTTGATCTTCGGAGATAGGGCGCGACCCCGTGGGCAACTGCGGGGTTTGCTTCAGGAGGGGTAATGGCTACAAGTGCTGTAGATATTTGCAATTCGGCATTATACAAAATTGGTGCTCAACGAATTAATTCTCTTAGTGACGACACCAAAGCCGCCAAGATTTGTAACGATCAATATGACAGATTACGTAAGGAAGTGCTTAGGGCGCATCCTTGGAATTTTGCAATTACATGGGTGGAGTTAGCGGCAACCGTAAACACTCCAGTTTCAGATGATTATGAGAATGAATTTTTATTGCCGTCAGATGTTTTAAGAATTCTAGAAACGGACATTCAAGATAATGTTGGATGGGAAGTTGGTAACAACGTAGATGGCAATAAAGTTATTTTTTGTAATTCAGATAGTTTGAAAGTTAAGTACATAAAGGATATGACCAATACTACACGTTTTGCTCCTGATTTTGAGGAAGCTTTAGCGTTTAGATTGGCGGCAGATATGGCATATTCACTTGTGCAGTCACAGGCTGTGCAGCAATCAATGTTTCAATATTATCAACTGGCATTAGCAAGAGCGATGAGTTTTGACGCTCAAGAGAAGGGTCAAGATGAGATCGAAGCAGACGTATTTACAGATATTCGGGGGTAAGTAGTGCCTCGTTTTAATGAGATTATAAATAATTTTATTAACGGTGAGATCAGCCCTAAATTTTATGGGCGAAGTGACACCGAGATCTATAAGCGATCATGTCGTTCGATTGAGAATATGCTTATTCACCCGCAAGGTGGGGCTACGCGAAGAGTTGGGACACAATTTGTTTTAGATAAAATACCAGGAAATATTGAATTTACTGACAGTACCAGGCTTATACCATTTGTATTTTCAAACGACGAGGCATATTTAGTAGCTATTAAAGAAAATGACGATGGTTATTTTTTACAAGTATATAATCCAGAAGATAATCTTTGGCAGGGTGTATTTTTTAATGGCGGGGCGAGTGCTGGATGGCCTGGGGATTCCGTTGGGTTAGGGGCGCCTTCGGCTAATTCTTTAAGCGACGACGACGTTGTTTCAAAGATTCAGTATGCGCAGAGTGGATCAATAATGATTTTCACGCATCAGGATTTTCCGCCTTTTTATTTAGCAAGAGTTGCTAGAAATGGATTTCTTGCAGCAGATTATTATAGACCCTTTTCATTTATAGAGGGTACGAGTTTACCACTTTCCCCCACGGATGTTTGGAAAAGATTTCCGTACACAAATGTAAACACAACTACAACAACGATAACTGCGTCTGCTTCATCTATTGGTTCTGGCAGAACATTCACAGCCAGCACAGCTATTTTTAGAGAGAACATGGAGGGCGAGTACTTTATAGTTTCAAATTCTGGAACAGTCGGAGTAGCAAAAATAACGACATACACAAGCCCGACATCAGTAACAGGAGATATTATTCAGACATTTGCTGGAACAGCGGCATACACCGGATGGAGATTCCAAGCATGGTCAATCGAGTATGGGTTCCCTAGATCTGTTTCTTTTTCCCAAGATCAAAGAGCAATTTTTGGTTTTAGTAAAAATGAACCAGAAAAGATTTGGTTTAGTCAGGTAGGTGATTTATTTGAGTTAACCAACAACAGCATTGTTGGCGGAACGACAGCTCCAGTTAAATCAGACCCTGGAAGCCTGACTCCATTTTCTACAGAGGCCAACGCTGGTATGTGGTTACATAGTGGCTCAAGAAACATTCTTGCAGGCACTCGTGGTAGAGAGTACGCGATTCAGGACATTTCTGGAATTTTAGATGACACAAAGATTCTTGCACAAACGTCGTATGGATCTGAACCTGTACAGCCTGCGGCTGTAGATGACATTCCTATTTTTGTACAGCGCGGGCACAGAAAGCTGCGTGAGATGATTTTTGACTACCGTTCCGAAGGATACACAGCGATAGACTCAACCTTTTTGGCGGACAATATTTTTGCAGAAAGCCAGCGTATACTTGGAGATAATTATGTCGGCAAGATTCGGGCTATGTCGTATCAGGCGTTAGACAACAACGTTGTTTGGATTATTGATAGCAATGGGTATCTTTATGCAATAACCAGATCTAGGGAGAACCAAGTTAATGCTTTTCATAGGCACGAACTTGGCGGTGATTACGCTGGAGAATTCCCACGCGTGCTTTCGTTAGCTTCGATTCCGTCTAAAGATGGGACGTATGATGATTTATATTTATTGGTGAAAAGAACAGTTAATGGTCAGACGGTTAGATACCTTGAAAAAATGGGAAAACAATTTGTGGCGACACAGCTTCACTCTGATTTAGATGTCAGAGAGGGGCAGCCATTCTTTTCTGATTCTTTGAAGATATATAGACCAAAAGCATCTAAATTTTTTGCGCCATTACTTACAGATGATGACGCGGATTATTCGGCGGGGACAGCTACAGGAACAACCACGGGGACTGTTACATATACAAACAAGATGGCAAGCATGGATGCAGCCAGTTCATATATTGATTGGTCTGGAACAAGTAACGCTAACTTCGCACAGACGGGATGTATTTCTTTTGAAGTTGCCGGTGGTCTTAGTCCATTTAGTCAAACAACAATGCTTAATATTTCACAGGCGGCGGGGAACTTAAACAATCAAATTAAACTTCGCGTTGATTATGTGACAGCAGGATATGAAATTCGACTAACAATACGTGATTTGTCTGGGGCGGCCATAATAAATGATGTTCTGTTAACCACTCTTGGTAGTCCTCTTTTTGGTAGTGGGCCCTGTATATTTGAAATAAATTATGATTTAACTGCTGGAGCGACACGCGTTTTTTTCAATGGTCAGCAGATAGGAACCACGCAGACCGGAACAGGAACAAGAAATACTTCTATTGGTCTTATTAGGCTAAATGCTGATTATAATGGGACAGACTCTGATTCTGGATTGTCTTATGGTAATTTAGCTATATTTAACACCGTACAACACACAGGAAACTACGAATACTTTGAGCCGATTCCTTATGATTACGTTATAAGAAAGCTTGAACACCTCGAAGGGCAGACTGTTAATGTATTGGCGAATGGTAATTATATTGGCGACTATACTGTATCCAGTGGAACAATAACTCTTCCAGAACTATATGACACTGTGATTGTTGGCTTGCCATATACGCATTCTTTGGAGATCCAGCCTATTGATGCCGGAACCGGGATTGGGTCGGCTATGGGTTCTATTAAGCGAATAGACCGGGCTGTACTAAGGTTTAATAACTCGGCTGCCTGCAAAGTTGGGCCGAGCTTGGCTATTCAAAAAGAGTTAGTATTTAGGGTAGCTAGTACACCTATGGGAGATCCTGTTGAGCTAGTAACAGATGACAGGGAAGTAGATTTTAGTGGAGACTACGATAGACAAGCAAGGCTAGTATTAAGTCACAATGTTCCGCTTCCATGTAGTGTGACGTGCTTGAGTGTTAGGGGGATTACTGCCGATGTTTAATATATCAAAAGCAAATGTTGCAGATCCTTATTTTATAATTAATCCGCTTAAGTGCAGTCAGTTGTTAGATAAGGAAGAAGTTAGTCAATTGATAATGCGGGACAAGGCTTCATACACGCTATGGTACAAGGATAGGCCGATTGCGATTATTGGTGCGACTATGATTCATGCGCAATGCGCGTACGGATGGTCTTATTTGTCAGAGGATATTAAGCTTTGCAAAAAGAGTTTCGCTAAGACGATGCGTGATTTTGTCGAAGATTTTTTTGAACACATGGGTCTTGTACGCTTTTTTGTTGCTGTTGATGTAGATAATAAAGCGGCAATTCGTCAGAACGAGTGGATGGGCTTGCAGCGAGAAGCAGTTTTGCGTAAGGCTGGTGTGGATGGAAGAGACCAACTTGTTTTGGCTAGGGTGAGGGAATAATGGCTGTAGCGGCGGTATTGGCAGCAGGAGCTGCTGTTCAGATAGTCGGGCAACAAGAGGCCAATAAGGAAGAGGCCAGAGCGCAGCGGCTTAATGCGGCGGCATACTTACGGCAGAAAGAGGCGACAGAGGCGGCTACGCAGCGCGAACTTAATATTTTCGATGACGAAGCGCGAGCATATATTGGGAATACAACATCAGAGCTAGCTAGATCTGGGATAACTCTTGAAGGATCTGCATTAGCTGTGTTGTCGTCGGCGAGACAGAAGATTGTTGCGGAACACAATGCGATTAAATACCAGGGCGCAGAGCGTTCTTTATTGTTTGATTTTCAAGCGAAGCAAGCAACAAGAGCTGCAAACAGGCTTGAGAGCAGCGAGTACAATAATTTACAAATGCTTGGGACACTTCTTAATGCTGGTGGAAGATATTTGGGAGCAGGAGGCGCAGGAGTTTCAGAAGATGATGGTGGGAGCATGATAAAAACAACACAGGCTCCGCAGCCAGTTCAGGATGCCTCACAGAAAGTAATTCCACACGTGCAAAATGGTAGAGACACTGGTTTATTTATATTGAATCCTAATTATCGTGATAGCAATGAGCCGTGGAGGAATGCGTAGTTATGGCGAAGATTCCTGATTTTCAACAGCAACAACGTCTTTCTGCTTCAGGGCCGAACCAAGTAGCGAGCCCGGCAGAGGCGCGTCGCATGGGAGATCAGATTGCTGAGACTGGTGGGCAGATAATGGACTTTGGTTCCAAGCTTGGAACATTTTTGGAAGAGAGACAGCGTGTTCAAGACATAAACGAGCAAAAAAGATTTAGTGATGATCTTGAACTTAAGATGCAGGAGTTTGAAACTGATATAAAAACAAATCGAAAAGGTGAGGTTGCTGCTGATGGCAGCAATATTATAGATTTATTTAACGAAAAAGTGGGCTCAATTGAAACACAGGTCGATGGAATAGAAGATGGCCATAAAAGACGATTAGCTAAAGACGTTGTTCAGAATTTAAAAGTAAAATATGGAAATTCTTTATCAGATCATCAGGTTGCACGCTTTAATGGAGACATGTTTCGTCAAGCAAATCTGTCAAATATGAAAATGTCGGCAAAAATAGCGGCAAAGCCTGAGCTTCGCGCACAATATTTAGCGGAACAAGAGCAATACTTGGCCTCTTTACCTCTTGGTGGGGAGAACATGACAAAAATGCTGACTTCTGCAAGGGAATTGGCGGCAGACGCGGCAATTGAGGGTGTTCGTGGGGATGAGAAGAAGGTAACTGCATTATTAAATGGGGAGTTAGCAGATCAATATACACCAGACCAGAAGAGGCAGTTAATAGACTATGCGATTTCAAGAGAAAATAGTAAATTTTCTGCGGACAAAGCTCGAAGAGAGAACGCCGAATCTATTAGAGTTCAAAATGAAAAAGACACGAAAAGAGCAGCACATAAACAGAATTTAGCGGATGTTTTATCTGGAGACCCTGTTCGGGTGGCTAAGGCCATAGATGACGCCGCACAGAACTACGCGAAAGGAATATACGACAAAAGCGATTATGAGGCCATTATAGAGGCCCCCAGAGTTATTCAGTACAAAGATAGCGAAGAAGTAGCCGTTCTTTATTCAAAAAGGATTCAGCAGCATATACGCCTTGATGAAGCAATAGATGAAATAGCCGCAGACAAAAGACTTCACCCGAATACGCGCCGTGCGTTGATTGGACAAGTCAACACACAGATACGCGCACAAGACAGAGATCCTAATTATAAAACTAAAGTTAATCGTGGAAAAATTTTACTTAAAGCTGCGTTTCAACCAGACCGTTGGGACTTTCCAGAGGATAAGGCGAAGAAAGCACAATTGTCTGTTAGAGCTATGGAAGAGCAGCAACGTCTTCTTGATGACGGTGTAACTGATAATTATGATGAGGCTGCGCGAATGGCTATTATTGCAGTTGATCCAGCCAATAAAATACTTATTGGAGAGCATCTTGGTGATGGCAAAAAGACAGATAAAGATTTAACAAAAGAGTACGTTGCATTAGAACAGGAAGCAAAACGGCTTGAGTCGCAGCATCAGATGACAAAAGAACTTGAAGCAGATTATATGAAAAGAATGAGCATTCTTGGTAAACGAATTGAGGCAATGCGCGTGTTGCAAGAAATGAATGCAGCGTATGAGGCAGAGGCGAAAAAGAAAAAGACGATGAAAGTAGAGGATCAATATGGCGATTATTGAGGGATCTGGCAATGAAAGCGTGGCTCGTGGAGTGTCTGGTACTACTGTTCCAGAGGAAGAGTTGCCACAGACGCAGCCTGTGCCCCCACCAGTTGAGCAGACACCAGAGCAGCAAATGGATGCAAAGAAGCCTCCAGTTGAAGAGGAAGAGCCTGCTCAAGAGCCATTAGGTGAGGAGGAAATGTCCGAGCCACAAGCTCAGATGAATGCGCCTGTTACTCAAAATAAAAAGACTCCAATGGAACAGGCTGTATCAGATGAAGCAGATGCGGAAGAGACGCCAAAGCTATCTGACATGTATGGTAAATATTCTTTAGATCCAGAAGATCCAGCCAAGGAAGCTGAGAAGCAAAACAAGGCACACGAGGCACAAGTTGAACAATTTTCTTTGAGTAAAGATGCGCAGATTAAAGAGATTGATGGGCACATTGAAAAAATAAATGGTTACTTTGATATGGCATACAAGCCAGATCCAAATAAACCAGAAACAGCTCCTGTTAAAGAAGAGGGGTTTTTTGCCTTAAATGGACTAACTCGTGCTTTAGAATCAACTCGTCTTGGCTTGATGAAAGCAACAGAGGACATGGCAAACGGTGTAAAGATACTGGCAAATGCAGGCGAAGATATGTTTGCAGACATGGGGCTTGGGGATGGGCAATGGCTTGATGAGAGTAAGATTGAATTCCCTGGGGTAAATAATCACCCGAACACAGAGGCAGATAGACTGGTGTACATGGCTGCACGGTATTTAGCCCCAATGGGAGCTATTGGTGCCGCCTCAAAATGGCTGGGTTCTTTAGGTAAGTTGGGTGTCGCTGGTTCTGCATTATCGAAGTATAGTGGAGTTGTTGGTGCTTCTGCTGAAGCAGCATTACAAGGATTGGTATACGATCCAGATGACGGCAAGCTGTCAGATATGTGTGTTAAGAACAGTTGGATGATCGCGCCAATGTGTCAGGTATTGGCACAGGAAGATGACGATTCCCCATTTGAAGCGCGCGTTAAGGCAGGAGCCGAGTCATTGGTAATGGCTGGTTTTGGTAAGGCAGTTTTTGAAGGCGGCAAATATGTTCTTAAGTCTGAAAAAGTAGCCGGATTTATTTCAGCGGTCGGTAATCATTTAAAGAACAAAGAAAAGTATAAGCTTACAGAAAAAGCATCTGAGATTGTTAAAGAGATTATGACAGATCCAAAAGTGCAAAACGCTATTGGAAAAACAGACGACGCTTCAAAGGCAATTATAAAAGAAGCACAGACAAAAATAGACTCTGTTTCTGCCGTAAACAAAGTTAAAAACGCTGTGCCAATCTCTAAAGCAGACGAAAAACTTATTGCTGAAATGAATGATTTCAGAACAGATAAGATGTTAGATCCTAATACACAGAAGAACTTTAGTTCTGCAAAAACAGCGCGCGCAGTTATCGAGGCGCTTAAGACGCATGAAAATCCACTGTACAAGGCTGCTTATGAAGAGATGAAGCGCGGCAAAGTGAAGTTAAGTAAGACATACAATCAAGCCCTTGAAATAGTTAAAGACGAGAAAAAGCTTCAGGGAATTCTTAACCGTAAGAAGGGCGTACCACTAAACGCAGAAGAGTACGTCGCTGTAACAATGTTATCTGAGGGAGCAAGGGTTAGAGCACAGGAACTTGCAAAAGTACCCGTTGGTAAAATGTCAGAGGCACATAAAATTGCATTCATGGAAGCCCTTGATGAAGTTGACTACTACCATAAGAGTGCTAGTGCGGGGTTGTCTGAAGCAATGAGAACGGGACGATCTGCTAGAGAAGCATGGAAGGCAGCGGATACTCCATATAAGAAACTTCAGCATATTAAAAACTACGTTAAGCTTGCGGGCCCTGACTTAGAAAACAGAATTAGATATGCACAAGCGGCACTAAAAGAAGGTCAAAGCATTCCTACAATTGTTGAAAAAACAAAAACAGCAGCCCCTGGTTTAGGCACAAAGATTTCAAACAGGATGTATGGTTTGTTTGTTAACGGAGTGTGCGCCAAGATTAATACATTTTTATTTACAAACATGGGGTCGAACATAGCAAACATTTATGGGCAAGACTCTTTAGAGTTGTTCTTTGAATCATTACAAAAAGATGGGCCGGACTTTTTAAGAGTACAAAAAGCAAAGCAGGCGGGTTGGAGAGCTTCATTTATTGAATCGGCCCGTGCAGCCAGAAAGATTGTGCAGACCGGAGAGGTTCCAGCAGAGCTAGCGGGCAAACTAGAATTGCCTGAAAACTTTTTTTCTGAAGCTGGAGACGGAGTTCTTGGGGAATATGGAAGTCTAGCAAACAAAGCGGTAGCCACACCCGGAAGAGTTATGAGTGGTGGCGATGCAATGGCAAAAATTCAAGTTACTCGTGGTAAGATAAATTCTTACGCTGCAATGATGGTTGACCAGATGGAAGGGCTAAGTGCAGCACAGAAGCAAATTGAGTACGACAGAATAAGAATGAATCCACCAGATGCATTTGAACTTTCGGCACTTAATGAAGCGAAAGAGCTTACATATACAAGAAAGATAGAGGAGCTAAGTTATTTTCCAAGAAAGGTTGGGGAGGGGCTTACATCACTTTCAGAAGCATTACCCGGTGGAAAAATTCTATTGCCGTTCATAGGCATTGGGGCAAACCAAGCAGATGCAATATTAATGAGAACACCCCTTGCAACATTACAGCCAGAATTTTGGGGTGCAATAAGACAGGGTGGGGCAGCGGCAAGAAAAGCAAAAGCCCGCGTATATTCTGGTATGGCACTGATGACTCTTGGCGGTGTTTTGTATGAAACCGGATTTATTAAAGAGCCCCAATTACTGCCAGGGAGTGAAGAGAATGCAGTATCAAATACTCCTACTAGAGAGGGATTTACAAACACAGCGCTTGGCGCGGTTAAAACAGCAGTTTTTGGAATACCCGGCGCTATGATTATGATAGGTGCAGATGCCACAAGGGTACTACATCACTTAATCGCCGACGATATTCCAGACATGATTGCGTACACAACACATGCGGCACTTGAGATTGCGAAGAAGTTTGAGCCAGAGGCACTTCACGGAGCCCTTGCTGACACGGTTTCACTTGTTGAAGATATACATGCAGGAAGAGTTTCTGAAGAGAAGCTTGCCTCTAGAATTGGTAGATTTGTGGAGTCTGTAACTCCTGGAAGATGGACGTACATAAATACGCTGGACAATTTAGATCCAATTAAAAGAGATGTCGGCCCAAGTGACCCAGACGCGGAAAGCTTTATAAAAGATTTGCGCAGCAGTTTATTAAATAACTATAAAGAAAAGTTTGGTTTAGGTGGTGGAGTAGAGGCGCTAGGGATTGAGAGTCTTCCACGCATAACAAACATTTTTGGTGAAACCGTAGAGCCACCACCAGGAATTATGCACGACATGCGGTCAGCATTCTTTGGTGGGGATACAAAAGATCCACAAGCAGATTCTGTTAAAAAATGGATCAAGGGCCTAGGATTAAACGCCCCAAGATTAGATGGAGTAACTTCACAAGAGGCAATTGACTTACATGTAACAATGCCACGAAGAACATTGACGCGATCAATGGGCCCCGGAGTCTCGGCAAAAGTTCAATTGAATCCAAAGCAGTATAGGCAATTGATCGAGCATGTGAATGAGCCACTTAATGGAAAGACGTTGATACAAGAATTAGATGCTATCAGAACAAATCCTAATTTGGGCCCGGCGAATCAGAAGATTCGTATTAAGGAACTTCTTGAAAGAAGAAAGACACGAGCAAATCAGATCATGCTACAGAAGACTGAGACGATTAAAGATAAGATGATGAGCAGGCTGCATGAGCGTGAGCAGTTGTTAAAGGCGGATAGAAATGAGTTTGAGTAATACGACAGTCAAAGCTAGTTATCAGGGAGACGGTTCTACGGCAAACTTTGCCATTCCGTTTACTCCAATTGTTGATGATAGCTCTGAGACGGTTGTTTATATTCGAGATCAATCAGTTGTTCCTGCAACAGAGACGTTGCAGTCTGAGGGAATTGGTAATGATTACACATTAACTGGGGCACCCACGATATACGATTTTAATACAACAGTTACGTTTAATGCTGGAAGTATTCCATCGGCCACAGATGTTGTTGTAATAGTTAGACAGTTGCCATTAACGCAGACCTTGGATTTAACGCCAAGTTCTACATTAATGCCAACCACTTTGGAGCTGCATCTTGATCGTGCAATAGCGATGATTCAGCAGTTGGGTGAGATATTAAGTAGAACGATCAGGCTACCAATTACTGAGCAAGACGCAGATCCTGTGACCGCGACAGAGCCGGAGGCAGATTCTGTGTTGGTGAGGAATGTCACCAATACTGCGTTTGAGTGGAGGTTGCTGTCAGAGTTCGGGGCTACAGGGCCCACGGGCCCAACGGGGCCAGCGGGCGCGGATGGCGCAGGCGGTGGGGGCGGAGCTTTGCAATGGGTTGAGGCGGCTAGTTCGCCAATGCCAACTATTGAAAACAATGCGCAATCTTATTTGTTTCAGAACGCATTAGCGCAAAATCTTTATGCAGATATACGCGTGCCGAGCACATACACGGCGGGGGATCAGGTCAATTTAAGAATGGCCTATTATAGCCCGGATACTTCTGGAACTGTTTTGCTTAAGACGCAGGCTACTCTTATACGCTCTGGAACGGATGCGTTTACGTCTACAACTAATCAAAGAACCTCTACTAACGTAGCGGTAACTTTGTCTGGGGCTGCGAATCTTACACGATCTGTTACGTTTGATTTAACGAGCTCTATAGGCCAGATTAATTCGGTTAACATTTCTGCAAACGACTTGATCCGTGTTAGGCTTTATAGAGATACTGACACGGCAACAAGTGATGTACGAGCATTGGTGTATGGGGCGGAGGTATCCTTTGGTTAAATTTTTACTTATATTCTTACTATCATTTCCAAGTTTTGCTGCTTTGACAGATTTGGACAGATCTGAAATATGGCCTGAGAACATCATTTCCAATGGTGGATTTGAGGGAGGGGCCGCTGGGTGGGTCGCCAGCGGTGGTTCTTTGGCGATAGCTACAAGCGGATCTAATCTATTGATCGGCAAAGGGTCTGCGACCTGGGATTCCTCTGCCGCATCACAGAGTTTAAGCTCAAAGAACTTTGCAATAACGAATGGGCTTAAGGGAAGAAATGGGGTGGCTTCTTGTGTATTTTTAACACCAAGTGGAACGGCAACGCATTTACTTCAGGCATACGATGGAACAAACGTATTATCTAGTACAGCAATATTTTCTTCGACTAATCCAGTGAGAACATCGACTAACTTTCTTATGCCAACTTCGGGTAATGTTCGTCTTCGTATATTAAGCGTTAATTCAAATGAACCAAGCATTACTGTGGATAGTTGTTATCTGGGGCCAGCAGAGGGGCTTAATTTAATGCTTGCCGATAAACGAGAGACATATACAGCGCTTATAGATTGTACTGCTTCACCATGTACTGTTAGTGGTGAGAATAGAGACTGGATTAATGGAACGTGCACGCGCCCGGGAACAGGACAATTTAGTTGCACATTTAATACAGGAATTTTCACAACTGCCCCATGGTGTACGGCCGCTCAGTCGGATACGGCAACTTATGGGTTTACTAGAATAACTCCGACAAGTTCTGGAATGACGGGGAGTATGCTAAATAATACTGGAGCGTCAGCAAACCAGATAGCACAAATACATTGTGTTAAGGGTGCAGCCGATGCTATGGACACGGCGTATGCACCGGATCAGGTAGCACAAAGTTGGTCTGGATACCACGACAATACTTGTTCATGGGCCAGAACAAACACGGCATATGGAGACCCAACTGCTGATGCTTCATGTGCATTAGTTGAAAGAACAAATCAAAACTTTGGGACTGTATCAACTTCTGGGTCTGTGT